TGTCATCAAATGGGTGCATTTCTCCTTTGTCTTTTCTTTTAGTTAAATCTTCTACTACAAAGTCAGTACAAGAATATCTAGTTGACCCATAACAGATTGTCATAATAGGTCGTTTACAAGTTGAACGTTTGACACCATAGTCTAACCATTTCTGTGCCAATGGGTCTCCCTCACTAGCTTTCACTTTCAAAGTTTTAATTACTTCGTTAGCTACTAATTGGTAGATGTCTTGTGGTATCTCACTAGGCAAACAATTAACTAGCTTACCTGCAACTTTATCTTTCAATAACAATGAATAGATTTGTAAACCATTACAACTACCATCTACATTGACAGGTATATGAGAGATAAACCCATCACCTGTTTCTTGGTATCTTTTCCATTCATCACAAAATGCTAAAAATTGAAAAGGATTATCTGCGTCTTCCCATTGTCTATTAGCAATAGGGTCTTCAGCACAATCAGTTATCCATTGTAAGTTATCGTAAGACCATTTCTCTCTGTCCTCAAATGATACCTTGTCATTACCCCACATATTAGAACCATGTACAGCTAACCAAAAAACACCTCTGTTCTCTTTTGTAATAACTTTACCTTGACTAAAATTAAGCAATGCTTTTGCACCATTGATAGACTGATAGTTAAGAAAAGCAGGTACACAATAAGCTCTACCTCTAAAGTCTAATTGTAGTGGAAAGTACAATGTAGCATAATCTTTAAACTTCTCTGCCAACCATATAATTTTAGCATATAGAAGTCTTTTAGATACCATTCGGTTATTCTCTGTGTGGACAATGACACTATCTTTCTTAAACTTCTTGAGTGCCTCTGGGTTAGTCTCTATGTCATGCGGTTTGTTGGGTAAATCAAGGTTCTTAATTGGTGGCATACCTCCAATAGATAGTCCTTTGTCCCAAGCATTCTGCATAACTGATAGAATAAATGGATTAATCTTATAGGCTGTACTTTGCATAAGATTGACCGCAGTGGTTACTTCAGGCATAGCACAGTTCTCCATTTCATTATTAAACTTCTTACCTTTTTGCTTAACTAGGTCTAGTTCTGGCATTTCTGATGTCCAGTACCCATGCCCTGTTACCTTGCCGTCTACAACGCTTTTAGGAGGCATTACCATCATTAAATACTCTGGGTTTAATAACTCGTTAAACTTATTACGATTATCTATCCAGTCTTTAGTTTTGGCTGTTTGTTTAATAACTTTGACAGTTTTATGTTTATGCTGTTCAGTAGCTATTTCAACGAGACCTGTACTCTCAATCAATAAAGACACAAGCTCCATTCCTACATGTAGTCTTTCAGTGGTAGTCCATTCTTCCCACCTCATAACTTCATCTCTTTTGGCACTTTCTCTTAACTTACGTCTTTTGTAATTATAGTTCCAAGACCTTTTATCTAAATCTTTTTTAACAGTTTCGTATAGCTCTGGGTTTAGTCCTTTAAAGTTTTTAAGACTAATTTCAGTTTCAATACGACCCCCTAATGTAATGGCACAAGCAGTCAGATTTTTAGTATTAGTAATAGTATTGATTACATGTTTAGCAGTTATCAATGCTACTATCTTTGGGTCTACTTGGGATATGTATTTGAGAGCAATGGGTGTTTTAGAATGAACCTCTGGTAACGCTAGTTCAACCCATTCGGCAATGGCTATTGCAAGGGGACGTATCGTATTTGCTACTATGACTTTTCCGTAAGATGTGACGCTTTCTTCTTCACGTTCAATGTGAGAGAGCCTCCTCTTATTTGTCCTATTTTTTCCAAGTTCAGCAGACATCTTTTCAGTTTGCACTTGGTCTTGATAGGTCGGCATTATTTCTAATATCTTCATGTATTCTCCTGTTGATTGATTATGCAACTGCGGAATGACCTACAAATTAGGTTCACTCCTTTGCTATTTTGTTTTGCTTGTGGTAGAGAATAGTTGTTGAGTTTACTTAACTAATTAAAGATTTTACTATGCAACACAGGTATGGACACTAGGATTGCAAATCCTATTGCATCTATGCACAAGTAATTACATCACTTTTATTAGTATTACTCTTATTCACTTATCAACTATCCTCTACTCACGACTTATGTTTAAGCGGATTTATTAATTCCGTTCAACACATTTACTGCTCCCATTAAATTATTTGGTATTAAATGAGAGTATCTTTTTATCATCTTCCACGACTTGTGACCTAACATTTGACCTATCATGTGTAATTCAACCTTACCTGATTGAGCCAAACGTGTTGCACAAGTGTGTCTTAAACAATGAATGACAAACTCTTTGTCGTCTTCAAGGTTCATTGCTTTTCTTAAACGTCTCCAAGTATTCTCACAAGTCCAATACTTTAAATGTGAAAACACAAGGTCGTTTCTTTCCGCTTTTATTAACAACTTGAGAACAATAGACTTAGCACGTTCTGTTAAAGGTATACCTCTAGGTTCACCATTCTTTGTGACACTAGCAGGTAAGTTAACAACATAGTTTCCATTGTTGTTATGTACCATTAACTTCTTAATAGATAACGCCTCGCCTAGTCTCATACCTGTATCAATTAAGAACAAATAAAATTCCAAATAGTCAACCATATTCCATTCGGTTAATAATCTGATAATTTCTTTTTCTTCCATTGGTTCAAGGTATCGTTCTCTACCATTGTCTTCTTTTTGCCATTCAATATGAGGCATTCTATCAAGATGATAAATAGACTGTCTCTGATTAGCAAACCTTAACATCTTACTGATTGATGAAAGATAACGATTGATAGTTGCAGGAGCAAAACCTCTGTCCTCCAACGTGTCCACAAGGTTTCCTATGTGGGTATCGTTAACTTCAGTCACAAGCATTCCCTTACCAAGCATTTCAATAACTTTCTCGGCTCGTTTAGATTGCAACTTTTCCCAACCTTTAAGTGTTAATTTGCGGTGTATCTCCGTTAACAACTTTATATTTCGTTGTTGCATTTAGACCTCCGCTTTTCATTGTTATTTAACCCAACTCAAAAGAGTGCTATGTACCCTTTTGCCTTTTGATGTAAGACGCACAAGTTTTCTACGTCTTTCCATTGGGTCTTCAAAAGTTTCTAATAGACCTACGCCAATCTTTTTGTGTCTGTTAACGTCTCCTAATTTGTACGCATTTCTTGACACTGAAGATTGAGATATATCTAGCTCTTCACTTATTGTTTGCATGGCAACGCCTTCTTTTCCACCATGAACTGCAACAAATAAAAACACAGCAATAGCCTGTGCCTCAATTTGTGTATCAAACTTTCGCATTTCTTCTATTATTTTTAATAGATTTAATCCGCTACTCATTATCTTTCCTACTTTCTACTTTCTTGTATTTACAAAATGCAAATGCATTATGTTAAGTCTAAGATAAATACAACCTATATTTTCCAAAATCTATTACAGTTTCGTATTTATTTTTAGTCACTTTAAGATTACTCCAAATACTATATTTTTCAATATAGACTTTAAAAAGAATAAAATTGATATACATGATAATTACTCCTTGTAAAGTTTTATGTGTTTATTTTAGGTGGGTCATTAATAAGGTTTGTGAACCATTTTTTCTGATTACCACATGACATGGAAGTACATTTACTTGTTGCACTTAAATGATATTTAATATTTTCCATTTGTTACTCCTTTCTTTTTGCTTAATGTGTTGTTTTGTAACGTATGCTATCCTGTCGCACATAATATGTGCAAGAAGATTTTATGCGATATTCACGTGCAAAATACGCCGTCTAGTCTTTAGAAGGCGTTTCGGCTATTAAAACCTCGTCAGTTTTGCTTTTTGTAATTGTGTCCTTTTTGGGTTTTTTTGGTTTCTTGCCAAAGATGGCGTTCCAATTCTCTTTGTATTTCTCTGAGGGAATGTGAACGCCGTCTCGTATTTTGTAAGATTTAAAGCCTGACATTATTTTTTATCTACTTTGTAAAAGCCGTCAGCCTCTTCACAAAAAATAAATTCAAATGATTTATTATTCTCTGTGCAAAAGTCTTCAAGCATCTCACTATCAGACATAAGACAACCGCACTCGTA